GTTTCTGTCACATCACGCCCATCTTTTGTCCAGTCCGATGGGCCGCCACCGCCTCCGCTCGCGCCTGACCCGAAACGCCCACGAGCATCATGGTTGGTGTTCATCTTCGTTTCGTCAGAATTGACTTCTAAGGCTTGCGAAAGCCCATTCAGGTAGTCGGAGTAGGATACCTGCGTAAAATCGCTCTCGGTGTCATCTGTGGACTGTAATAGCAAATGTGAAGCCATGTCAGACTGTACCTGTGGCTGTAATGCCGTACTTTAGAATGTGCCCCTGCATCTCCAGCACCATCATTTTCGCTAACTTGCTCGCCATAGTCTTTTGAATCGCTTCGCCAACCTTGTCGGTCGTCTCCCATCCACGCCTTTGCATTACCGATGATTGTACGGGATCGTCATCTTTGCCACCCTGCACAAAACCAGCATATTCCACATTAAACGAGCGGACTTCTACCCGCCCCCCATTTGCATCTGATACACGCCGCCAGCTGGTCTGCAAGTGTGAACTCACTCCGGTCTGACGCACCATCTGATTTTTGGAACGCGAACTTGGCATATAGAACGAACCCACATCGCGTTTGTAGAATGACCTGCCAGCGGTCGGCACATTGCCTGTGCTTGACTCACCCTTTGTGCCAGGAGTTACGCCCATCTGTTTCGGGCGGTTTTGTATGCGGTCTTCTGCCTTGCGCGCCATTTCATCGTTGACCTTTGCACAGAAGTCTTTCATCGGCATGGTGCGGAGTGCCAGCAGCAGTTGCTCGATATTCGTCAGCGTTTGATTGTTGATGTTCAGAGCCATTATGCAATCACCTCGCCCTGATAGATGCCACGGTCGTCGGTAACGCCAGCCATTTCTGTTCCGATTGAGCAGCGGCAGTTTACATGTGCTGGTGGTCCGTCAGAGAATGACTTCTGATAGATGTCCTCTTTCTTGTTGTCGAGTGGGCCGCAAATCGGACACACCTTTTCGTCTGCTCTTGTCGTCCATCGCAACACTACATCCAGCCCGTCCTCCCGCAGACTTTTGGCATAACCATTCGCTGCCGCAGATTTTGCGCGGGTGACTTCAGTACGCGCAATCATTGCGACCCGATATGGAGAGAATGTAGGAAAGAGACCGAGTGCGACTTCTTGCGGTGAGAGTGCGTTATCTCCGACTAATTTGCCCACCATCTTTTGTATGTCACGAATTGTCGTGGCTTTAAGTTCTTCTGCCAGCGTTTCGTGAATGTATGTGTCTGCCCACTCTATTGCACGGCTAGTCGCCACTTCTTTAGCCAGCGGCACTCCTGTCGATGTTGTGATGTTCGCAATCTGCTTCAGATAGACAGACACCATAATTGGCTCTAATCGCTTCTCTAAATCGTCCATCATTGCTTGATTGGTTTCGTAGTCTATGATGCCCAAGCCTGCCTGCGACTTGATTTGCGTTTCGTATTGCTCAAATACAGCGTTTATGAGCTTGGCTAGAGCGCGTTCTGCTGGCGTGTTCAGCACAAGCGTCTTGGTTGGAATGTGCGCAAAAATGTGTTCGCAATTTATGTCGGGCTGTGCCAAATGCGCTTTCACCCAATTCGCCATTTCACTCGGCAGATAGCGGCAATCGAAGTCCATGGCTCGCTGCCTGTTCTTGGCTGCAACCTTCGCCCACATCTTGATTTCGTTTTGCATTTGTTGCCGATGTGCTGTGTCAGCGACATTCTCTAAATTGGTCTGCTTCGTCATTGCACTTGTCAGCAATTCTTGTCCGGTTGATGGTGCTGGTTTAGCAACAATCGGTTTCGCCACTGCTTCTGCATTTGGAGAGGGCGCAGTACTCACAGTTTCTTGTTCTGCATCCAATCCCGTCACATCTTCCACGGCATAGCCAAGAATGAGCATTGCATCTTTGAGCGGAATACCAGCCTGCACTAAATTGACAAGTGCGCCACTTCTCTCGGCTTCATCCTCTTGGTAGATGGGCAGAGCTTCCGGTGTAAACGAAATCGTCAATCCCATTTCACCTAACAATTGGTCGTTAAGCGCCATTTCGTACATCATCAGCCGCGCCTTGATGGTGTTCTCGTAAAACAGGCGCATATCACTTTGGGCTGTTGCGTAACTTGCGCTGTCAGAAGTCAGCACAGAAAGCGGAATGCCAAAACAGGCTGCGATTTCGCGTGTCGTTGCTTCGTGCAACTCCGGCATCGCCATGGTGTTGATGTCGGGTGTGATTGGTTGTACCGATACTTCGCTTCTCACCGCCAAGACGCGCCATGCGTTCTTTACTCCGTTGATAGTGCGCTTAAAAAAGCGTTCTGTGCGCTCTAGTTCAGCGGGAGGAGGGTTGCCTGTGATGGTGAGCAGAGTCAGCGGCTGTGCGCCTGAGCCAAAGAAGCCTGTCGCAAACTCTTGCATTGAGATGCGTAATTGAGCGGCTGGCAATGCCACTTTAGCTGGTGCCAGTCCAGGGCCGACTTCATCGGTGAATGAGAACTCACGCATATAAAACATGCGGTCTTTGCCCCACGGTCCGTACACCTGCCCACGAATTCGTTGCAGAAAGCTAATCTCTTGCTTCAGATAGCGCACCTCCATGGTGGTAGGAGTCAACACTTGAAGTCCTACCACCTTTTTGGTACCAGCTTTTGGATTGAGTTTGAGTGCATAGGCTGCGCCACATACACATAAGCCACACTCCAGCTCAAACAGCAATTTTGGAAGTGGGTCAGGCAGCGGCCAGTCTACTGCTGTCTCACCGCGTTTGATGATGAATGGAACGCAGGCAAGCGCATTGGCACGCAATTGCACGGCTCGGTAAAGTTGTGGAGTTTTGGCGAAGGCGACCGAGGCATCAGAGAATTGCCCTTCGCGGTCGAGCAATTGTTGCGCCCATTCAGGAATGGCAATTACTGTTTTTGTGTTGTCGCCACTTTCGAGAATTTTAGTGCGTGAATATGCCAAGCCTATGCCTCAAACAAAACAGTCCGACCGCCCCGTTTCGCCAAGTGCCATGCTAGACAACAACTAATTACGTGGTCGTCATGCATTCCAGCGGGAGCAGAATAGCGGATGTGTCCGCTCGGCAATCGCTCACTTTCGTAAGCCTGTAATTCGTTGAGCAGAGTTTGGTTATTGGTGAGTCCAATATCCTGCCTTTCAATCGCAAGCGCCAACGCATCTATCAAAGGCGGCTTGGTTGCCGCCGTAGTCGTAAATGCTTGTACGGGCAAGGCAAGAGCCTGCAAAGCCTCTACCATCGGCCCACCCATACTATTTGCTTCTGCAAGTATAGCATATGGTTGCCATAAATTATACAGTCGTTTCAGGCGGTCAAGCTGAAGTGCATAGGCGGTGTCAAGCATGCTTTCGATTGCCACAATTTGCTGGTCTTCAATGCAGATGATGGTGAAAACGGTAGCGTCATTGACACGCCCCCAATCCACGCCCATCACATACATTTTGCCCCTTTCAGGTAGCGGATTGTGCGGCTTTATGCAGTCCATAATGCCGCGAAAGACACCTGACCCCTCCTCAATGAACTCTGCCAGCCACTCCTGCCGATAGGTGCGGTCACTGACTGTCTCCCGTGCCAATACAGCCGCTTTCTGTATGTTTGGCATCGGATTGTCGCTGCTTGGTGCAGAAAAGCTGGTGCAGTATTCGTTTGGCAACAGACCTGCCATGTACTGCCTCCAAAACCAATTTCTGCCTTTTGGAGTGCTGATGAGCAACATTCTGCCATCGCGGTCTGCCAAAGTGGGCAGCAACACATCGGAGAATGTCTCTTCCTTGATGCGTGCCGCTTCGTCTACAATGACTAAATCAAATGCCTCACCGCGCAAGCTGATGTCATTGTCTGCCGTATAAATTGTGATTTGTCCGCCCGTTGAGAAGTCAACGCTTCTGTCGGCTTTGCGGATGGTGGCTTGTGGCTCGTCTCGCAGAGATTGCTCGACAAAACGCCACATCACACGACTGTTGCTATAAGTCGGCGCAACCCAAGCAACAACACCGCCCTCTACCGCATTGACAAGTGCTAATGCACCTGCCATGGTGGTCTTACCCCATCTCCTGCCCATTGCCACTGTCGTCACTTTCTGGCGACTTTTGGCTATCTTGGTTTGGTCGGGCCGCAATTCTGGCAACCGCACTGTCATAATTGTATGGTGTGATCTCTATTTGAATCGGTCCTAAATCGTCGCTACCGCCAACGGGTTGTGGCACATTGCCCCATCCATATCGCAGAATTGTAAGCCTGTCTGCGGCAGATTTGCTTTGGAACATGGCACGCAACAACAGGTCAAGCCGAGTCACATCTGTTGCTCCCACTCCCTGCTCACTCATCTCCTGAATGTGAGCCTTTAGGTCGCTAATCGTGCGTGGTCTTCCTTTTGGATTTGGAGAGGGGTCGCCTGCTTTCCACCGATGTTCAACTGGAGGTATCGTACCACCCTTGCCTGCCTTTGCTATCGCCTGATTATCGCCTGATGTAGTTCGTTTCTTGGTCATGACTTGATTGCCAGCCAGCCGCCAAAGTTCATCCATCGCCAAAAGCAGTCTACCTGCCTAAAGCCTGTCGTTTTGAGCATATTTTCGTTCCACTCTGCAGTCATCGGCACAAGCACACCTTCGAGTGATAGACGCTTGCGTTCAATCGCATCGGTGCTGTAACCGTTTGTAGATTTGAGTGCATAGTATTGCGACACCATTTGCTCATCTATTGCAGATGTTGCGCCAATCACTTTCTCCACCATCAACAACACTCCCTGTGGCAGAAGTGCGTCATACAGTTGTTTGAGTATGCGTAAACGGTACTCAATCGGTGTGAATTGGATTGTAAGCACTGCCAAAATGACACTTGCATCATGAATTGGAAAGTCTTTGTTGCGTAAATCGTGCTTGCGAATATCCACAATGCCACAGTCAATCATTCCTTTGTATCTGTGTCGGGCAGCCTGCAGCATGGGTTCGCTGATTTCGAGACCGACAAAACGGTTGAGTGCGCCGCGCTGGTCAATCAGTTTGCCGATGGCTTCGCCGCGTGAGCAGCCGATGTCTACGATTGCTGTGTGTTTTTGAGCGTATTGCATTGCCAGATTTGTGCATAGATTTCGCATCACTTCATATTGCGGTATAGAACGGATGAGCATGTCATCAAAGGCATCCGTTACCTGTTCGTCAAAAGCCCAAGCACCATCCGGTTGTGTGTTGTCGGTTGTCATAAGCCTCCTAGATCATTTTGCGGCTGTCGCGCATGTCAATAAATGCGTTCCAAGCCGTAATGCTGCCGCCGTTGATGGTGGCTGTGGTTGTTGTTTTGCGGCGTTCATATTCCCGCAATCTGCCAGTTCTCTCGCCTAATTGACGCACAAGCAAAGTTTTGCATTGTGTGAAGTACAGAAAGCCATACAGTGGCAGTCGCAGATTTGCACAGATGATGGCGTTTCGCAGCAGTTTTTGCTCGGTCAGCATCCATTTGTTTTTGCGGACTGCTACGAAAGTCTTGTAGTCCATGTCATAACGGCATTTGGTTTCTACAATTGCCACATTTTTGCCATCTTTGGTCAAATATGCGTCAAAGTATATGGGCTTGGTTTTGTCGGTATGCACATAAACATACTGCGGCCACCATCGCATAAAGATTGCGGCGGCATCTACCTCGTATTGAAAGCTCTCCTGCCCTTTGATAGAACGGATTGCCAGCTCGATGTTAGGATGATATGAGTATGTCATTATAGATGCCAATAATTGCCTTGCTTTGGCGGGTGTTGATGGTGCTTGCCAGCATTGTGTCGTGCCATTCCCGCAGTCCCGTGCCTACCTGCAAATTCTCCCGCAATCTATACCACTTGCCCTGCCTCCAATACTCCTCAAAAGCCATGTAGGCAATACTCTTTTCGCGTGGCTTGTGAAGCTGGTCAAATGAGCAAGACAGCAACAGTTTACGCACATCCGCATTGTAATAAGGGTCGTGTATTGTGAAGTTGTACGCCATTTTTGCCACATCCATGATTGCATAATCCGATGCTTCAAGGTCGGCGTACTCTTGTTCACGAAAGCGTGTCCATGCTGCCGCTCCTGCGGTGTGCAGAATTGTGATTGGCTTGCGCCCGATACCGTAACCGCTGTCCGCTACCATGCCCCACATCGCGCTGGAATAGCCCAAGCTGGCTAATTTGGGCACCATGTACAAAAATGGGTGCAGGCATTGCACATAGACTTTTGTGATTTTCGCTGGTGCGCGTTTGCTCAACCATAATATGCATTGCTTCGTGTCGGCAATCAAAGTTTCTACATTTTGCTCAATATTGCACACATGCAACTCAAATCCAAACACATCAGCCATGGATTTTGCGATTTGCAGGTCAGGCACATAACGGTCGCCGATTTGGAATGTGATACAAGTGGGCTTTACGCCCAACTCCAAGCACGCAAACAGAATACTTGTGCTATCCATGCCTCCTGAAAGAAAAATTGGCTGTCCGAGATGTGGCTCAACTGCTTTGAGCAGAAGGTTGCGAAAGTTTACGGACTGGCTTTGCACAGAATTTTGTCCCGAATGGTTGCCGCAATATGCGACATCATTACCGGAGGTACGGCTCTGCCTAAACGCTCCCATTGTTGTGCGTATGTGCCTGTCAGAATGAAGTCATCAGGAAAGCCGCAAATTCGCCGCAGTTCTGCGATGGTGAACTTTCTGCGTTCTATCGGATGCACCACAGAAGCAATGCCTGCACTTCCATGGCTTGCCAGAATTGTCGGGCTTGGCAGGTCTGTGCTTGCTTTTACGAGATTGAAGTATTTTGCCGATTGCTGCCCCTGATTGAGATTGTCGTATTCTCTGCCTGTTGCATAGCCTGTAATGTCGGCTTCTGGCTCGACTTCGTGTTTGATGTACCGCACTTCACCGCTTCCACCATGAGCGCCACTTGCCAGAATTGTCGGCGAAGGTTGCTGGTCTGGCGAACCCCATTTTGGTGCGAAAGCCTTGTTGCCCACAATCAACTCATAATCGGTTGTGTTTACTGCCACCTCATAACTGCTCCATGGTGATTGCTGACCTGCACCAATCGTGTTGCTTGGCTTTTCTGCATTCAGCGATTGAGCACCAAATCCGTTGCCCGTGCCTTCTAATGCGGTTATCCATGGCATTGCATCGCGTACCGTGTAACGATAATTGAGCGGCACAGGATGAGTTGGTTCGGCATCTAAATCGTTGCGCACTCCGACAAAAATGGCTCGCTGTCGGGCTTGTGGCACTCCCAACCATTGTGCATCCAAGACCTTGCATTTCACTTTGTAGCCTGCCTGCTTCATCTGCGACAAAATCAAAAGAAAGTAGCCCTTTGCTGTGCCCTTCACCAATCCGCTCACATTTTCTGCCACAAACACTTTTGGCTGCAAGCCTTCTAAAATGCGAATGAACTCAAAGAATAGGTCGTCTACCCGTTGCTCTGTGTCGCTATATGTTTTCACCTTGCCCCATGTGGCTTCTCGTTTGCCAGCTGTCGAGAATGACGCGCACGGTGGTGAGCCATCGAGCAAATCTAGTTGCCCCTTCTGCAAGCCGATTGCATCCAGAATGTGCTGTGCTGACACCTCACGAATGTCGCGGATGTCTAAAATCGTGTTGCCATGGTTGGCACGATAAGTGTTTTGCGCGGCTGGTATGAATTCGCTTGCCCACAGCACTCTATAGCCTGCCATTTTGTAGCCAAGAGAAGATCCACCGCAACCGCTGAATGTGCTTACAGCGTTCAAGCCATTCCACGGTATCGCGGCAATTTCGCTCATACTCGGCACCCGATAAGGCGGCTTGTTTGGATTTGGATTTAGCGGTCGTCTTGCTTTTGCACCATCGTCAACTAATCGCATACCACCTCCAATGCCTCCCATACCTGCAGCCATTACAGTTACACACGGCTTATCAACACTGAGTTTGTTGCCTTTGCGCCAGCCGTAGTTGTATGTTGGCTCATAGTGTATCAAGCCTGTTTGCCACTCCATTGGTAGCCGCATTTCGGGCATTGAAAGTCGGTTGGAATGTCCTCGTCAAACTCTGCGAAATCATCGGGCGGCAATTTGTTAAGTTTGTCGTTTTCGTTGAGAATTTTGAGCAGTTCTTCATCGGTAAACAAACCATCCAGCAATTCGCGCTCGAAGTTGGCAAGCTCCGTTATCATGCCGCTATCCCATTCAGACAGCTCGGTTGTGCGGTTATCAAAGAGCGCCAGCCGTGATTTTTGCGCCTCGGACAAGCCTGTTCTGCGGACAGCAACGATTGTTTCACCATCAGCTTCGACAACTTGCACTCTTTCAATGCCAACTCTGGCTGCGGCTTCAATCGTGGCATTACCTGCCAGCACAATGCCATTCTCGTCAATCACAATTGAACGGGCGGCACCCACTTCGCTGAGTGCCTTCTCCACCATGCCGATATTTCGGGCGGTATGTTTGCGTGCGTTGCGCGGGTCTACCGTGAGGTCTGCAAGTGTGAGAATTGGCTTATTTGCCATTGTCTTCGATGCTAATGCTAATCATGTAAGCGGACAAAGCGGCAACCGCTGCGTTGATTGCATCTGTGCCGAGTATTTGACCGTTGTAAAACGAACCTGCAATTGCTGTGATTGCAGTCACCAACGCCCAAAACTTTCTGCTGCGGACAACTCCATGTATTGCGCTCATAATTACTCCTTGTGCTATTCCAGCAGCCACGCTGGTGAAGTGAAGCAGGTCGACGGACAATACTTGTCCTTGATTTTGCTTGCCTTAGGATACCATGGCGCAAAATCCTGCAGAATGTCAATAAATCGAGTGCCATCTGGCAGATCTTCAACCGCACCGCCTCTGTCTACACAATAGAATGACTTTTGCAGTCCGTCTATCCATATGCGGCTTCGTAACGGTATGCTTGGTGGGCAGGCAGCGCCGATTCTATCCCAAGTGCGCCAATTCTCACCCATAAGCAGACTTACGCAACGACCTAAATAGCCATCTGGGCTTCTGGCACCATCGGCATTTGGCACCCAATTATTTGGATGACAGTTTGTGCCTCCCAATGGCGGCCAATAGTATGACAACCGGACAACAAATACCTCTGGAGTGCCTTTCGTCTGCAATCCTAAAAATGCAGTCGGTTGCGCAGTTGCGCTCAATTTTGCCTCTGTCGTGGCAAGCGCATTGACCTTGATTGCAGTGGGCTGCACGGTTGCCGATGGTGCGGCTTCTGTTGCTGCAACTACAATTTGCGGAGGTCGTGTTGGAGTTGGCACAAATGCGGTCAAAGCGCCAAAAAGAAAAGCCATTCCTACGAGTAACGCATAAGTAATTTTGAGCATTTTAGTTTGTGATGGTGCGAATGAGTTCAATTGCTTCTTGTGGAGTACGAATGACTGTAACATGCCCAAGCCAATTTTTGTGCCATGCCTTCTGGATGGGTCGTAAAGCTCCCTCTGCGGTCTTGACTTCAACCAACAGATTGTAGCCCCGATAGCCCACCAACAAATCTGGCACTCCTCTGCCAATATCGTGCAAATGTGCCACTGTGCAATTAAGGTTGCGAAAGGTCTGCACGATTATGCCCTGATTGTTGTCTACCCGTGATGCTGTCATTCGCTGATGGTAGTGAGTCTAAATCTATTTGGCGCACAATGAATTTTGCGGGTGTCTTGCTTGCATATCGTGCATTCTCTGCCTGCACCAGCAAATCTGCCTTGACGGACAAGCCACGCTCGAACAGTTGAATGGGCGTTGGTTTCTGCCCTTTGACGCCGCGCCAATCATTTGCATACCAATCTGCCAAGATAGTACCAGACAACAGATGTCCCGTGAGTTCGTGTTCGTAACACAGCGTACACACCTCATAAAAGTCAATTGCAGAAGGATTTAGCCGATTGCGCAGCCAAAACTGCACCAGCAGAATACCGTAGCCGCAACTTTTAGCCAATTCCTCCATGATGCAAGTTTTCTCGCAGCGCATATATTGCTTGCGCCAAGCCATAATCAGCATTGGGTCATTGCTGCGCTCTCGTACACCATCCTTGAAGCCTTTAGTATCGCCTTCCCATATCTGCGTATTTGCCATTTTTTGTCTCCTTTCGTTTTAAAGCATATATATATGTGCCGTTTAGAAGTTGTTTATCAAATTGAGAAAGTCATTTCCCCCCCTCCCCCCAAATTGCATTTTTGCTGCATTGCAGTAACCATAAGATTGAGGGGTATTAGGGTTACTATCTGTTTTCGTAGTTTGGTACCTTAGAGTTCCACTGAGTGCCACGACTTTTGAACAGAATGGTGCAGGTACTGCAATTTGGGTATCTGTCAGGGTATTTGACGACAGACTTGTCATGATTCGTAAAACGGCACCCAATCGCATTCGTCTAACATGATGCTTGATGGTTGCCAAGATTGCACATAATCGGCTGTTGTCGGTAGCCAGCCGCGCCGCTTTGTAGTTATGCAGATGTGCCTGCACAACATTGTTTCATGATACTATTGTATCACAGTTTTGCCAATTTGTACAGCTATAGAACTGGCAATATTTGTCCGATGGTGTCGCCGACTTTCTCGGCGTATGCCGTAAGCGCAACAAGCAAATCATGAATGTTGATGGTGCTCGTCCACTTCGCATATCCACTCGCCTTCAGTGCTTCTGTAACCGTTACGCGAGCAAACACATCTGGATAACGCAGTGTTGCCCAATCTGACAGCAACTCAAATCTGCGCATTTGAGTAGGTGATGAGTTGATGATGGTAGCACACAACTCAACATTGCTGCAATTCTCTGCGGTTATCTGCGCTGTGCCTGCAGAATGTTCCACTCCATTTGTGGGTTGCGCTTCCTGAATTTGAATTTCGTCTGTGCTGTAAAGCCCTGACAGTTCTGCGGGAAACGCCTTGCGCAATGACAGCATCTCGCTGCACTTGCCTAACAAATGAGCGCCCATGGTCTTCCATAACGGTCCATAAGCATTTGCGCCATATTCGCGCCACAATGCCACGCCCGTAAATCTTGCCGTGCTTCGCATTACAGTTGTCTTGGCAGCAGTGGGGGGCCCATCACCGAGCCACACATCATGCCACTCACCGTCTGTGCCGCACCACCATGTGTCGCTGCCGTTGTACAGTCCGGTTCGCGCTGCCACAAGCCGCGCACCATCTATGCTAATCATCACATTGCCTTTTGCCACCCACTCGCCACGCGCATCCTTTGTGCGCCGCAATACGAAGAGTATTTGGCGGTTGAACGGGTCGAGTCCGGTGCGTTTGATTTGCTCTACGAATAACGCGATGTCATCCGGTGAGCCGCCTGCTGCAATTGTGCGCCGTAACAGTTCCACATCTATATTGTTCGTGTCTTGGGTTGTCATGATTTGTCTCCTGTTGTGTTCATTGCGTCCAATCAAGTTCGACTAACGGTCTGCCAATCGGTGTTTTTTTTTGTTTGATGGTGCGTATCGCTCGTCAATCTTGTTCTGTCGGGCTTCTTCTACCTCGGCTGCAATCGCATCGCGTATTACGACACTCCGGCAGCTGCGCCGTTCTGCGCAGTAGTCAAAGAACTCCTTGGCTTGGTCGAGCGGCATCCAAAACGATATGTTCACTCCTCTTGAAGCAATTTCTGGTACGGGTAATGTGTCTGTCATTGAAGTAGTCCTTGTAGTTTGTTGATGATGGTGGCGAGTATGCCCCAGTCAAATGGCTCTCTGTGGTCTGCTGTGCAAACCAGCCAATCTAGGTCTTGTGCCGCTCGCGCCATCAGCCTCAGCTCGTATTTCACCTTGTCCTCGTATTTGTTGTCTACCTCCTCCTGTATTTTGTCATGCAGTATCCTAAGTATGTGCCACTCCTCCGCAGTCAATAACTTGCCCATTTTTGCCTCCTGAATACTATTGTATCACATTTGTTAGCGTTTGTACACTAATTGACTGTCATAAGTTTTGAGACTTCTGGTAGCCTTGCCCGTGTTCAAATCTTGGTCTATCGTTGTGGTGAAGAGTGCGGCAAACCTTTCATCGCCGATAAGTTTGCGGACTGCTCCGTGCTTCCATGGTTGGCTGCAAAGCATTCCACCCGAGCCTGTCGTCAGCAACTCTAAATTGCCGTTGCCGACCTCCAGTATCGCCATCAAAATGCCTTGATCGTCTGTGCTTTTGGTGGTCTTGGTATTGCCAACATACAGGCTTTCTGTGTCGCTGATGTTGATTGCACCATTGGCTTCAATGTGCTGTATCAAACAGGCATCTACCGCACGCTGGTGTTCTCGAAGTTCGCGTATCAGCACTGTGATTTTGTCGCGCAAGCGCAAGAGTGGTCGCTGGCTGTCCGCGCTTGCAGCATCGAGTGTGTTGTATTCTGATGCAATGTCGGGAAAGTTGATGTGTGAAAGGTCGGTGTATTCGCTCATTTGGATGTCTCCTTGTTACTTATGCCAACGCTTTTGGCTTGTTGTTTGAGATCACGAAGAGTGCGCTGCGCTTTGGCAACCGCATTAGCAATCGTGTGTGGCGCAAGACCTTTTGTGCGTATGTCAATTTGGTGAACGGCAGCCTGTCTGTCTGTCATTGTGGTTGCCTGAATGAGTTTCACAATCTGTTCTGCCAGCTCTTGCATTTGTAGCGGCGATACGCGCATATCGTAATTGTCATCACTCATATTTGTCATGCTGACCGCACCCAAAAACTCGCCGCACCCATGCAGATTTCGCTATAGTCGGCTTTGAGATTGTCTGCTGTTTCTTCCCAATCTACTGCGACATACCATGGCATATCGCGGCACAATATGCCGTCATCCTCTAACATTTGCTGAATGTACCGGATAAAGTAGTTGTCGTTGATGAGTTCTGCACCATGCAGCCACTCTGCCTCTCCGCAACCGTTTTCAATCGCATCTTTCTCAAAGTCCTCCAATTCTGTCAGCTCAAAAGCATCGTCCTCGTCTAGTTCGTCGTTGTGATAGCGAGCACCGCCCTTCAAGAATTCGATTCTTTTAGTGACTTCCCGACTGTCAATGGTGTCTAGTTTGTGCATGATGCCTCTCCAAGCTGCTCTGTGGCAATTGTCTGGCATTTCGTAACGCTCTTCGCGCTCATACTGTCTGCCATTGAGTCTGCAAGAGCAACAGCTTTAGCAGACTGTGCTTCTGATGGTGCTACGATTGCCACCACCAGCACTTCAATGAACGCCTTCTCCCACTTCGTCAACGGAATTGTGTTTGTAGCCATGGTTTGTCTCCTGTTGTGCATACTTCCATTCCATAATTGCCGCCCAAATAGCTATGTCGTATTCAAGTCCTGTGCGTTTACCTCCAACATCAAGTATAGGTGGGGCAGGAGCCATAACCGCTTTGCGAATAATGCGCCTGCCCCGCTCTGTGTATTCTGCTTCTGAATAGTCAATAATCATATTGTATCACACTTTTGCCAAATTGTACACTCATTCGCCCCAATAAACTGTTTCGCCCCTTTCGTAATACCTGAGATTGACCTTTGCGTCTTTCGATACAAAGTGTTTATCTTCTAAAAGTATGAAGTTGTTTGGTAGCAATGCTAATTGCCCTAGGTCTGTTTGGATTAAGCTCAGGGGCTTGTGTTCTTGTGGATAACGGCTGTATCCGTCGCGCCAGTCGAATATCAAGCCCGTGTGCCTTCCAGATGACTTGAACGGTTGCATTATGTGTGTTCTTAGCCCTTCAAGCATAGGCATTATCTCAATTTCAAGGTGGTCGCCCATTGCACTCCACGGCATTAGTTGATTGTGTGTGCGGGAAAAGTCTAGGGTAGACGACAGTGCGTGTATCGGGAGCCCACTCCAATGTGCTCCCGACTGTAACAGAACATGACACATCAGAGCTTGTCCAGACCTGCAATATGAAGCGTGCCATATACACGGCGTAACGCCCTTAGGCATATTTGGACCGAGGTATTTGTTGCTCACATTCAAATACAGGTGAAAGGGTAAGTTAGCGTGTCGCATTTGTTAGTCTACTACCTTTGTCAATCCATGCGGCTGCACGGGCGCACTTCAATTCCGTGCAATTTGAGTTGCCTTGCCATCGCATATGCCCACGCTTCTTTGCGCTGCATGCTTTGCCCAAAGTGTCGGCACGAAATCATATGCCCTGTCGGATATGCGTTATGGCTCAGTCCGGCATCCCGCGCCCACTTTGCAAACCGCGTGTTGCCTTTGAACTCTATCCATGCAAATCCGCATACTCCGTCTGACACAAGATAGTCAGCCGTGCCACAAGCGGTTGTAGCCGTAACCACCATCGGTTCTGGCTCGACCCGCATACCTGCATCCCAAGCAGTTGAGAAGGCATCCGACCATACATGTGCGAAGTCAATGTTTCTGTTGGTAGCCATGTTAGTAGTCCTCTGCGTACATATTTTCGCCCATCTCGCGCAATTCCGTGTTGCCGTTGCCGCCCGTACTACTCCAGCCGCACCAGCAACGGTCAAGTCCTTGATGGTCGTCACATTCAGTGCAAATTTTGGCGGCACAAGTTTTCGAATAAACTCGCGTTTCGTGCTTGCAGCCTGCGGCTTCTTGCACGGCAGCGAATAATTTGGCTCGGTCTCTTTCTGCGCGTGCCAGTATTGCGTTGCGGTGCAGCGGCGAATCTAACAGGCTCATAATCCATGCTTTGTGTTCGCAGAGGTAGGCAATGTCTGCGTTGCTCAATTCTGCAAGCGGAGTAGTGAGCAGTCTGTAGGGGTTTGGCTCGGTCGCTGCGTTTCGGTCTGGTAATTCGTCGGTCATGATTTGTCTCCTGTCTGTGTGGTGTTGGCTAGTCAAGAAATTGGTGAAGTGTTTTGCCGACCTTCAAATCGACATCGCAATTATTGCAGTGAACCGTTGTTGGCAGAAAAGCCACTTCGTAATTGAAGGAGTGGTCGGAACCGTTTGCTATGAACTCCTTGCAGATCGGGCAGCAAATGTCTACCATCACTATGGCTACCCGCGCTATCTTTTTTGTGGTTGCTTTGGTTGCGTTCATTTTCGTGTCCTCTGTTTGGTTGGTGGTGGTTAGCATTTTATCTGCCTTCCTTGATATTAGTATTGTATAACACTTGTGAAAGTAAGTACAGCCCCTGCACCATTCTCTTGGTACCAAATTGAACA